CTCTGATGAGACATTCTACGAGTTGGCCTTCAAAGCGAATCTAAACATAGCCAAGGACTTTGATGCAGACAAAATAATACTTCCGACAGCAAGGGATGTGGTTGATTCGGCAGTTAATCATACAGACATCCAAAATGCCAGAGTATTTGTTAATAAAAAAGGAACGAGTGATACATCCAAAGAGCGATCTGAAATGTTACGGAAGTTTGCACTTGGCCTGATTCATAGGACGAATGTAGAATCACAGATAGCACCAGCTCATGTAGGAGCAAAACACTTTTGGTTGCATGGCCTGGCGGTTTTTAAGACAGTATGGGATGCAGACCGATGGGTGGATAAACCTTCTAAAAAGGAAAGTGAATCTGATAATGACTATGCGGAACGACTGGATGTCTGGAGGTCTACAAGCCATCTATCCCTTCCTATTGTTATAAAGGCTATCCACCCGGCCTGTATCATGCCTGATCCAGCAACGGGTGGTGAGATGTATGTTATCGAAGAACATACCAAAAGTCTGTTTGATGCACAGATGCTTTGGCCTCGATGGAATAATCCTAAGAATAAAAATGGAGATCAAGATGTAGAACAGATTTCCTTTTGGACTCCCAAATACCGATGTGAACTTGTTGACGGAGAACCATTGTTCAAGGTAGGGAATGGTGTTATAGAACATAAGTACGGATTTATACCCTATACCCTGATAGAATCCGGCCTTGGTAACATGGACTCCGAATCTCTACCAGAGAAACGGTATGTTGGCATCCTTCGCTATATCAATGATCTCTTGGTATCTGAATCCACTAACTATACTCTATGCGATATACTAATGAAGCAAGAGACTATGAAAGGCGGGTATATCACTGGAGCAGATGCCAACGATGTAAAGGATGTTAAACAAGCCTATGGTCAGTACTGGCCGGTAGGTTCAAAGGACGTCCAGTTCCACGATTGGGAGCATAAACTAGCTCCTGAAACTGCCTATGCTCATCTTGCTGTAACAAGTGATTATATCGCGGGCCATGCTGCTCCCCGTTCTTCCAGGGGACTTTCCGAACAGGGAGTCCGTTCTGGTGCAGATAGAAGGTTGATCCAGGCTGCGGCTGCTGCGATTTACGACTATGCTTCACCGGCCTTTGCTAATGGATGGGCAAATATTATGACAAAGTGTGCCCGGTTAGTCCAAAATGTTATACCTGGAGATTTTGAGATTTGGGCCAAGACGCCGACTGATGAATTTGATATGCTCATTAAGAAGGCAAGTTTCAAAGAACCTTACAACTTCTATATAGAGTTCGCTCCTATCTCTGAGGAAGACGAGTATAGAAGACAGGACTCGTTAATCAAGATGTATAATAATGGAAATGGGATTATCACAAAAGCCTGGGCCAGACGGCAGATGAGTAATGTCGATCCGATTGCTATGGAACGTGAAGAAGAAATGGAACGGCTTAAACTTTCCCCTTCTATTCTTCAGATACAAGATCAGTATCTTGGTCAGAAATACATGGAGGCCTTACAGCAAGCCGGAGTGGTTCCAACTCCAATGATACCCACTGAAGGGCCACAGGAAGGCATGGAAGGGCCAGGGCGAGGTCTAGTACCTCCAATACCAAACAGAGCACCACTTGGTTCGATGGGTGATTTAGAGAACCAGTTAAAAGGCAGTCTTGGTGGAATGAGTTCGGGGATACAGACGCAAGGTAGAGGTGGTGGAGGGAATAGGTAATGACTGATAAGACTCAGTTTATGGTATTAGCCGATGAAGTTATTAAGGGAAGACTCGAAGTGGCAGACGAGTTTTTCCGAATACATATCTTACCCTTGATAGAATATCAAAAAAAGCGTGATAAGGATATAGCAAGAAAAGAGATTGCAGAAATGTATCGTCTTGAAGAGGAGGCGTAACAATGACAATGCCAAATGGTGGAACCACTAAAAAACCTAAAAAACTCGACCCATGGGGTTGGTTAAGGGGCCCGGGTGATCTTGCGGCGAGGACTTTGCAGGAAAATCCTATGCTACAACAAAATCCTTATGCAATGTTAGGGCAACAGCAACAGCAAAGAAGAACAGGAGTTCCTCCTGCCCAGACTCCTAATCCTTATGCTGGTATGGATGAGACATGGTGGCCTCCTGCGCCTATAGCACCAATGGCTACACCTAGTCCAGTTCCAACATGGGATCAGAGACTTGCAGGAGCAGCGACACAAGCAGAGGCACAGGCCGCGGCTACTCCTAAAACTCCAGAGGAACTTCAAGAAGAAGAATTGGCGCGTCAATTCGAAGTTACTCGTAAAAGGAATGAAGCGATTTGGTCAATACCTATCCCTGGTGGAGCAAAAGAAGGAGAACAAACAACTTTATCTGATGGGTCAACAGGCTACTGGGTACGAGACGAAAATGGTTATCCTCAATTCCGACAACTTACGAAACCACAGCAGAAACTTAGTCAGCAAGAAGCTCTAAATTTAGCGGCTCAATCTCAACAGATGCAGAATGCACCTTACTATAAAAATAGAGAAATCGAGGAAGCAGCCGCAGATAGACTAGCAACTGAAAGGTACAGGAATGCTCAACTATCTGCAACCCAACAAGGTCAAGTAGCTTCCCAGAATCTAGCAGAAAAGCAATTCGAGTTCATGCAGCAACAGGCAGCCGCACAACAGGCAGATAAAGAGAGACAGTACAGGTCGCAATTAGCGGCTAATCCTCGTAGTTGGCTGGAATATGCCAGTTATACAGGAGAATCCCCTGTAATTCAGCCCTGGATGCTTCCCCTGATGCCTCAACAGTATGCAGGTCAAGTACCAGGAGCTGACATACCTGGGTATCAGGCTGGAGAAAGTATGACAAGTCTACCTGGACTGACTCCCCCTTCGATGCAGTACCTAGCACGAATAGGCCCAACAGCAAGGTCACAGTGGCTTGGTTATCAGCAGGCTCAAGGAGGTCTTACACCCGAAGAAGCACAATTCAGGATGCAATCAACGGCCCCACCTGGAGGTCGTAACATGGGACTGACTTGGGGTAGGTAAATGCCTGATCCAGAACTAGAACAGATTATAAAAGGGTTATCACCTTCTGCTTTGTCGATATTCAAGAAGCAGTTACCTCAACGTCTGAAAGAAATGAGTTCTGGCGATAGGAATACCGCGCTCGATAGATTAAGTAAACTCCCCCAGTTTGCTCAAGAGTTGCAACCTCCAACTGCTCCAACCCCGCAACCTACCCAGCCGGATGTTCCTTTATGGCAGAAAGGGTTACAGACATTCGGAGCACCCTTCCAGTGGTTACAGGAAAAAGCCATAGAACCATTTTCTGCTGTAGTTACTGCTCCGTTTTCGCCTTCTACACCTGAAACACAAAATCTACCATTCTTTGAACGAGAATTAGGTGAGTATAAAGCGTGGAAAGCACCTTGGGGAGTTAAAGGTATAGTTGAGATGCTCCCTTGGTTTGCTCTACCAGGAATAGGTACTGTTGCTGGTAAGGGGTTCGGTATCGCTGGTGCGCTTGGACGCATGGGAACGGTAGGGAAAGTAGCTGGCGCTGCGCTGGAATACTCTCCCTGGGGATTGACAGAGAAGGCTACTGTTAAGGCACTACAAGTGGCCGGAAAGGGCATCAAGACACTTGTTAACCCGATAGTTGAGGATACACTCTCTAGAGTAGGATGGGCATTACCGTCTGAAGACCTACTAAATCAAGCCTATAAAAAGGATAACATAAGGAAGTTTGCCCAATGGTCTGAAGATAAACCTATTATCGGAAATGTGATGAAAGCCATTGGAGGGGAGTCTATATTTGTTAAGGGAGATGCCCCACTACCTGAAGATATAGTAAGAAGGGCAATAGTAAATAGAGTCAGACTACAGAATATCGGCGTTAATATGCAAGGAGCCGAGTTGCCCCGCCTGGTAAAGTTTGGTGATCCTGCAAAGGTTCTGGGTATTACTGATGATGGAATAGTCAATGCCGCTATCCCAAAAAGTGGTCAGTCGAAATACCTAAACGATATTCTGGAAAATCCTAACGACTACACCTGGGCTACACCACAGGCCGAGTTGTATATCAAGGAGTTTGGTAACATACGAGAAGACCTAGCTAAACTTCTTGGGGCTGAAGGTCTAAAACAGAGTCCTAAAATACATCGTATAGTCAAAGGGGTCGTAACGGAGGATGGTCGTTTAATTGAAAGCAAGTTTGGGTCTGACCCAAGTCTCAGTCGTATCTATGAGACCCAAGAACAAGCAGCTACGGCACACTTACTGAAGGGACAAAAGCTAATCTACGGTCAGAATCCCAACGAGATCATGGCCTATGAGTTCGATAGAACAATCAATAAGATTGCGAGAAAACGGTTTACTGATGCCGTGAAACCGTTAGGCAAGACAGCATTAGAGCGTTTTGCTGAGGACTACCCTGAAAAAGCTAGGGCATTAGCTCTTTACGCCGATAGACAAAATGCAGCTAAATACGCCTTAAACGCTGTCCAGAGGATGATAAGCGCCAAAGGGGTATCTATCCCTGGCAGTACGTTACGGAAGATCAGGACAGAACTCCCCGAACTAGCATCTCAAATAGACGATATGTTAACACTTCGACCTGAGAGTGTGGGGAGTGTTATATCGGTTATTGGGAGAGAATTGAGAACCGCCCTCAAGGTAAATCCAACTGAATTGAAGCAAGCCGTTAAGGTTATTAGTGATGTTAATACGACTTGGCGTGGTAAGACACAGATAACAATAACGGATATAGAGAGTGCGATTAACAGTATCAATACCAGTAATTCGGTAAAGGCAAGATTACTCATTGCAAGTGAAATCGCTATCCAGAAAGCCAACAAG